CAGCCCCGCGCCGCCGACCCGCCAAGGTGCGGCGACTCGCTGTCCTGCCAGCGGCCAGCCGGCCACAACGGCGCGCACCTGCGGACATGACATGCCACTGCGGATCTGCCTCGGCTGCCGGACCCTCTTCAACATGGACACCACCGGTACCCAGCGCTGCCCGGCCTGCCAGGCCGCCGCAACCACCAGGCGCCAGGCCAGGCCCAGCAGCAGCCGCCGCGGACTCGGCTGGGCATTCACCCGCCGCAAGCGCAGCGACCCCGCATACCAGGCCGCCACACGATGCCAGTGCCCCGGCTGCCCATGGTGCGGCACCACATGCGGCAGGCCATTCACCACCGCCAACCCCAAGACCGGCGGCCACACAGTCCCCCGCTCGCGAGGCGGCACAGCCAGCCCCATCATTGCCCTATGCAGGGCATGCAACTCCGCCGACGGCGGGACGCTCACCCGCCGATGACAACAAGTAACCGCAAACCCCGGCACCGGATTTTTAGAGATCGGCAGCCCCATGGACCCTCACCGCCCTGACCCCCCGCCCCGGTACCGCTGGCCTGCGTTTTTGGTGACGCGCTGTGCCTAGGGCCAGGAAGCTGCCGGGTCAGGCCGTCGATAGCCGCAATGGCCAGAAGGTGACGCTTCCAGGTCAGCCGCTGCGCCGGTTCGCGCTGCCGCGCCGTGATGACGGGCAGCTGTATGAGCTGCGGACGCGGCGGATGTGGAAGGCGCTGTGGGATGACGCGCGGTTGTCGTCGGCGCTGTCGCCTGTTGACCGGGAGCTGGTGATCCGGTGGGCGGAGAGCGTGGACGAGTGGCTGAAGGCGCTGAAGCTGGCGCGGGCGTCGCCGATCGCGCGCGGCAGCATGGGCCAGGATGTGGCCAGCCCGTATTTCGCGATCGCGGCGCAGGCGCTGGCGGCGGCGGTGGCGTGTGAGCAGCAGATCGGGATCGGCGCGCTGAACCGGACGAAGCTGGGTTACGCGATGCTGGCTGAGCGGTCGTCGCTGCTGGACCTCGCGGCACGATTCCCCGGTGGTGGTGACAGTGAGCCGGACCCCCGCCTGCCCTGACTGCGAGTGGCTGCCGGAGGGTGACCTGTGGCCGACGGAGGGCCCGCGGGCGGTGTGGTGGATCGAGACGTTCTGCATCTGCGGCGAGGGTGACTGGTATGGGCAGCCGCTGAAGCTCCGCCCGGATCAGAAGCGGTCGCTGTACCGGTGGTTCGAGTTCTGCGGCGGCTGCGGGCACTGGCGGTACACGCACTGGATCCGCACCGAGGCGACAGGCGGCGGGAAGACGACGTTCATGGCTGCCGTCGAGGTGCTGGAGCTGGCCGGGCCGCCGGAGATCTCACCGGTGTCGCCGAACGTGGTCAGCGCGGCGAACAGCTGGGATCAGGCGAGCAAGCTCTACGGCGCCGCGAGCATCATGTGCGGCGGCCAGGGCCGGAAGGTCACCGAGTCGCCGATCCGGGACCACTTCGAGGTATACGACAGCAAGATCGTGCGCTCTGACGGCCGGCCGGGTGAGCTGGTCCGCGTCGCTGCGGTCGCGGCGACGAACGAGGGCGGCCTGCCGTCCCTGTTCGTCGTCGATGAGGTCCACGAGCTTGGCGACATCGGCGAGACGGGCCGCGTCCGGATGCACATCGTCATCGGCAAGTCCACGAATAAGCGGAAGCTGCGCTGCGAGATCCCGGTCAGGAACGCTGACGGGAAGGTCACCGGCGTCCGGAGGGCCGAGCGCGGGCCGGGCCGGATCATCGACATCTCAACAGCCGGGTTTGATGTGGATCACTCATTCTTCGGCGCCCTTTACAAGCACGGGAAGGAAGTCCTGAGGGATCCGGCTGCCGCGCCGCGGCTACTGTTCGAATGCTGGGAGGCGCGGCAGGGCCTTGACTTCGAGATCCCCGCCGACCGGCTGACCGCGGTGCGGGATGCGAGCCCGGCGGCGGGGATCCTGTGGAACCCGATGGACCGGGTGCATGAGTGGACAGACCCGAAGATGCCGCATCATGAATGGGGCCGGTACTACGCCAACCGGTGGGAGAGGATCCCGGAGGACTCATGGCTGAAGGATCACCCGGCGGCGTGGGGCAAGTGCCAGGGAACGTGGACGCTGGCCGGGGATGAGCCTGCCGTCCTGGCGGTGGACATGTCCCTGACCCGCGATTCGACCGCCGTGGATGAGCTGGCCCTGCTGCCTGACGGGCGGATCGCGGCGACCGCGAAGATCTGGCTGCCGTCGGCCGGCCGGATCGACCACCTGGAGGTCTACAACCACATCAAGGACCGCGCGCACGACCTCGGCGAGCGGTTCCGCGGCGTGGTGTACGACCCGCGGTTCTTTGAGCTGCCTGCCCGGATGCTGGAGGATGACGAGGGCTTGCAGGTGATCCAGTTCGACCAGACGGCGGCTTTGATGGCCCCTGCGGTGGGGGAGACATTCACCGCGATCATCGACGGCATGATCGTGCATGACGGTGACCTGGAGTTCACGGCGCAGGTGCTGGCGGCGGCGAAACGGCCGCAGGACCGCGGGTTCACCCTGAGCAAGGGGAAGAGCAGGCGGCGGATCGACTCGGCGGTGGGGCTGTGCATGGGCGTGTGGGCGATTAAGCGGGTCCCGAAGCCGGTGAACATCCTGAACACCATGTGGTAGGGAAATCCTCTTGCCGTGGCATGCTGTAACCGTAGATTTTCCTGCTAACCCTGGCGGTTTCTGTGGCGGTGGCATCTCATGCGGCGGGTGGCTGGCCCGGCGTGGCCTGGAACCGGCTGGCCGGCCGCGTGGCCGAGGCTGCGGGGAAGCTGGCTGGCCGGGTTCTGCGGGCGGCGCCCGCAGTGCCGGGCCTGGCTGGCGCGGGCCTAGTGGCGCTGGGCGCTGGTGAGGTGGCCGGGCATGTCTTCGGCCATGGCCTGGCGCCGTGGGTGGCGTCGGTGACAGGCGGCGTGTTCCTGCTGCTGCTCGACCGGCGGATCTGATGGATGGCTACGACGAGCTGATCGACAAGCATCCGGTGTACATCGAGATCTCCGAAGAGCTGCTGATGGACTACGGCGTCATCCCGGACACCCGGGAGCGCAAGCCAGTCTCGCGGCGGATGCGGCTGCGCTGGCGCATGGCGGATGCTCGTGAGCACCTGGCGCGCTGGGCTTACCGGCGCATCGCCGGATGCGACCTGCCGGAGTATCAGTGAGCGCCCGCTATTACGTCCTGGCCAGCGACGAGCTGATGGCCAGCAGCCTGCAATGGCCTGACGGGCTGAGGCCGGTTGAGCAGGAGCCGGCCGGCCTGGGCCGCTACCCGGGCATGCACTGGTGGCTGTTCGAGGATGATGGCGCCTCGCCCAGCCTGGACGGCAAGCGTGTCGAGTTGTCGTTCAGCCAGGGTGGCGCGGCGTACGGGCGCCGCGTGGTGGGCTAGGTGGCTGTCTTCTCGGGGCCGCGGCCGAAGGAGGGCTACAAGTTCTCCGACCGGTTCGAGAAGCGGGCACTGACGTTCATCAGCCCGCCGATCGGGCCGCTGACGCAGGCTCTGCAGGACCAGTCCACGGGCGATCCGGAAGGCGCGCTTAAGCATTCGGCGTGGTGGTCATGCTCGGATCTGATCGCGTCGACGATGGCGATGCTGACGCCGTGGGCGATGGAGGGCCCGGCGTTCGGGGTGGGGACGGCGAACCGGGTGGCGAAGCAGCCGCAGATCCTGCAATGGCCGGGTGCGAACGATGACATCTACGATTTCCTGTACATGGGCACCATGTCCGAGTGCATGCGCGGCAACATGTACGGGCAGAACGCCAGTTTCGACAAGCTGATGAACCCGACGCAGATCGAGCTTGAGAACCCTGGCGTGGTGCGCGTCCGCAAGCAGCAGGATGGCACTTATGAGTACAAGTTCCATAACCAGGTGGTGAAGCCGCCGGAGCTGTGGCATAAGGCGATGTTCCGGTTCCCTGGCAGCCCTATCGGGATGTCGCCGATTCAGTACGGGGTGAAGGCGACCCGGCTGGGGCTGTCGGCGGAGCATTTCGGCAACCAGTACTTCGAGGACGGCGGCCACCCGACAGCGGTCATGACCAATGACAAGGTTGATGAGGTGTCGATGGATGACGCGCAGACGCTGAAGCAGCGGTTCATGTCCGCGCTGCACGGGTCGCGGGAGCCGGTGGTCCTCGGCGGCGGGTGGAAGTACAACGCGATCCAGATCACCCCGGACCAGGCGCAGTTCCTCGACACGCAGAAACTGTCCGACAGCAAGGTGTGCCGGTTCATGCGGGTCGCGCCGGAGATGGTCGGCTGCACGAGTGAGGGCTCGGCGATCACGTACGCGAACGTGGAGCAGCGGGCACTGGGGTTCCTGACGTACACGATGTTCCGGTGGATCAAGCGGTGGGAGATGTGGCTGGGCCAGTGCCTCCCGCCGGGGCAGTACGTGAAGTTCGACCTGGATGCGCTGCTGCGGGTGGATTACCTGACGCTGTGGCAGGGCCTGCACATGGCTGTCGGGTCGCGGATCATCACGCAGGATGAGGGCCGGGAGATCGTGGACCGGGCGCCGCTCACCGACGAGCAGAAGGCGATGATCGACGCGCTGGTGATGCCCATCCCGCCGCCGGTCGCAGGGCCGCGGGCCGGGAACTAAAGCGATGGCCAGGACCTATACGACGCAGGCGCGACGGCACTCTCTCCCCGCTGCGCGCACGATCATGATGGGTGGCCGGGAGCGCACGGCCAAGTGCTGGTGCCTATGCGCGTTCAACCACCCAGATAAGCGGCGGGTCTGCGGGCCGGCGCGGACCGTCGAGCTGCGCCGGGTCGGCAACGTGGAAACGCTGCTGTGCGCTGGATGCGCTGAGGCAAACGGTGCGGTACTGGCCGGGACGGAGTGAGCATGGAACTCAGGTGGAATGGCCCGGCTCAGGTCAAGGCCCTGGGCGATGAGCCGACACAGGCTCAGCTGAACGCGCTGTTCGCCATTCCCGGCGACACGAAGAGCGATAGCAGCCTGCCGCATCACACGGTGAGCGGCGGGAAGGTCGGCGCGGCGGACAAGGACGGCTGCATCGCCGCTATCGGCGCGCTGAACGGCGCGCGGGGCGGCGTGCAGGCCAGCGCGGCGGAGAAGGGCAAGGCGTACAGCC